TTTGGTAAGAATTATGGATCGGCATATAACTGCAACAAATGGGTATTAAATGGTATCGGTGGTTCTAATGCTGGAATCAATGGTAGTCAATTTGATATACAGAAACTCTTCCACTTATATAAACCAAACTATGATAGACATTCTGCTGTTACTGGCAGACAAAATGATACTAAAAACCCCACAATATCAAGTAATAGTTGGGGATATAGAGCAAGCACCATACACAACGGTGGATACTATTGGTATAGACCATCAGCGATAGATGGATCTGAAACAGGAGTGTCATATAGCAGTGGATCTGAACCAGCTTTCTTTGATTTACTAGGTGCATACGGTGATGGTAATAGGATGAAAGGAGAGATGGTAGACAGTTCTGTCACCGCAGCTGGTGATGAGTTGTCTGAGGCAGGAGTTATCTTCGTCTGTGCTGCTGGTAATAGTAATCAGACTCAATGTAGTCCTGGCGATCTTGACTTTGATAATTATTGGGCTACATCTTCTCAAGGTGATAGTCGGTCTTTAGCAACTGCAACTCATACTGAATTTGGATTGACATGTTATAACACTATCAATAGAAGAGGATGGCCACAGTCATTAGGTAAGACTACATCTGGTTTATCTACTGCTGGAACTGAGTATGCTGCTATCAATATTGGTGCGTTAGACGACCAATATATAAGTAGTGGACTGGGTGGTAATACCACAGACTATAAAGAAAAGAAAGTTTCCTATAGTGATATGGGAACAGGTATTGATTGTTATGGTGCGGCTGATGACACACTTACAGCAGATGGTAGAGCATCATCTCTTACATATGTTCACCCAGAAACATATGTTGGTTTAGGACTTACTCCATATGATATAGATTTTGGAGGCACAAGTTCTGGATGTCCTACATGTGCTGGGTGGATCACCACCAAACTACAATATAATAGAGGTTGGACTTGGAGAGATGTTAAAAGTTGGTTGAAAAATCAATGTGGCACTCAAGATCCTGACAGATTTTACTACGGTGATGACATCACATCTTTCAGTGCAACAACAGCTGCATGGGAAGATATGTATTCAGTACAATCGTATGGTCAAGGACCTGTTGTCATCTGGGATGCTCCTACTGGTTCACCTACTGAACCAAAGAAACCTGAGATCCGAATCACAAACTCTCCCAATCTTAAAATCAGTGGTGGAGTTGAAATAAAATTTTCCTAATAAATACTAAAAAAGACTAGCGAAATGGCAGAAAAATCATTTGGTGTAAAGGACCTGAATATAGTTGGAGCAACTGGTGATCCGACTATAGAAAGTAATGGTGACCTAAATTTAAAAGCTGGTCAAGTTGCAATCCAGACTAACACCACAGTCACAGGAGTTGTTACTGCAACAGCGTTTGTAGGTGACGGTGCTGGATTAACTAACCTTCCAGGCGGAGGTAGTTATGGTAACTCTGATGTTGATTCTCACCTCAATACTGGTAGTGCTTCCTCTGGAGAGATTCTAAGTTGGAACGGAAGTGACTATGATTGGGTTGCTGATCAGACTGGAGGTGGTAGTGTACCAGCAAACCTTACTGCAACAACTTTAAACGTTACTGGAATCGTAACTGCTGGTAGTTTTGTCACTAACTTGATAACTGGTGACGGAACTGGTAGAGGATTCTGTACTAGATATTACATCACCTCAAACGGTGCTAGTGACTATCGTTTTGCTGGTCCTGGCCAAAGAAATACTGTGGGAAATCCTACTCTCTACTTAATGAGAGGATTTACATACATGTTTGAGAACTCTACTGGTGGTTCACACCCATTCCGTATTCAGTTTACCAATACATCAACAGGTGTTGGAACATATGTCAGTGGATCTCAAACAGGAATACAGATTTTTACAATCCCACACGACGCACCAGCAAGTTATCAATATCAATGTACCGCTCACAGTGGTATGATAGGCACATTTGTAATCCCTAGTTAATATGTCACCTTTAGCATTTGGAATCGGGAAGTCGAGAGGAGCTCAGTTTGATCCTCCGATATTTTTTGCAAATTTATTACAGTTCTACTGGCACTGGACTGATGGTAAGGACTTTGACCTCAGATGTGAGTTCATTCGTCCTACTCAATTAGCTGGACAAGTAGTAGGAACTGACAAACTACCTCAGATTGTAGATGGTGGTGGATCAATTACATATATGAAATGGGGTGGAGATAACGTCAATGATACTGAGGGATATGAAGGTATATACATTGATGTAAATGCAATCAAAAGTATCCCAGGCGGACTTGCAGACAATACTATTGAACTAGATTTCAGAGGTATGTGGTATGCAGAAGTTGGCACAGATCCAGTAGTAGTAAGAGGTTCTGCCTATCAAGGTGGAACTATGTCATTAGAAAGAGACACCCCCAATGTGCCTGGATTTGGATTTATCAACGTAGGATACGCACAATCCTTTACAAATTACAAAGAATCACAACCTAAAGTTGTTACAAGTGTTGACCGAGAAGGAAATGGTCAGCGAATAGCTCGTGCCACCATTGACTTAAACACTTATCAAATAACTTTCTTCCAAAATTAGTATCAAATTATATAAAATTTTTGCGTATAAATACAGGCAGACTAACTAGTGCGGAGATCCATGAAAAGATTCCTACCTATTGTTATGCTTTTGATGGCGGCTCCCTTGGCAAGCCCAGTTAGAGCCGATTTGATTCACAGACTCACTACGAGCACACAACTTAGTGTAGACGGTGCAGCAACTCAGGCTACAAGAATTGGTTCAACCTACAGTGTAAGCGGAAACAATATCACCGCTGGTACTATGGGTGGACTTACCAAAGCATCTGGTGACAGTGCGGCAACCGCTGCAGCGTCACAGACTCAAGGTTCATACTCAGTTACCACAGCTGGGTCCGCGTTCAGCTTAACTGAGTCGTTCGTTATGGGCGATGCAGTAAACCCAATCGGAACTGGTGTTGACGTATCTGCTGGTATCGTTGCCGACATGCCCGCTTATGGTAGTGTAACTACTCAAAGTGGTGGCGTGGCAGGTAGTCTTGCTGGTACAATTACATCAGCGGGCGTTATGACACTAACAGCTGGTGGGGCGGGTACTACAGCTACTGGCCAATTTGTGTCCGAAATCAGCATAGATTAGCATGAGTAATGAAGAGAGTACTTGCGATTGTTGTGGGTGCGTTTGTCCTTGCGAATGTGAGGACTGCGAATGCTGTCCCTGTGGTGCCTAATTTCCAACAGGGCAGCATGACCTCCCGAACGGAGACGAGTTCTACCGTGACGGAGACAATAAATTCTATCGATATGAGGACAGGATGGGAATACAGCGTGACAGGGGTTGGGGTTTCCAACAACGGAGAACCTCTCAATCCACCAGTGACTACATCAACAGTGAACGTGACACCAAGCAGTTCATCGGGAGCAACAGGAGGAGCGGTGGTAACAGGAACGGTAACAAGTTCCTTCGACTCCTTAGACTTCTCCAGCCCAAACAACTTTACGATAACAAATCCAGGCGGAGCGTTTCAATTCACTCAGAGCTACCAAGGACCTGGCATGACAAACCAGACTATAATCCAGAGAGTAACTACCGTGGAAAGCGTAACAGACACAACTTCAACGTTTACGCAGTAAGTACATTAGTACTATCAATTATTAGTCCGACGGCGGCATTAGCAGAGAATGTAGGAGGAGTTTCAGCGACAGCAAATCCAATCGCGAACAGCTCGGGCAGTGTTACAAATCAAGCTATTCAGGTCCTTCAAGGACCGTATATAACTAATACTTACGGTGGTGGCGTACAATGTCAAGGTGCCACTATCAACTTCACACCATACTTACAGTTTGCGGATAGTAGAAAAGATCCGTGGAGAGATTTCGTAATGGAACCTCAGTATAATACTACTGACTTCACTGGTCGTATAACCCAACAAACTGTAACCGTAAAGAACTATCCTTGGGAGTCATGGTATGACACAAGGACTAAAGATGATGGAACTAGATGGTTCCCTGATGGTGAAGACATGGAGATTACCATAGATGTAGATGGTCCAGACGGCATACCAGACAATCCAGGCCAAGTGATCTGGGAGAAACCTGTTCGTACTGACATGACAGCAAACCAATCATTAAATCTTGGTTTATCTGCCACACTATCCATACCATTGAATAGAAAACTACAGAAACAATGTATGGAAGCAGCACAACTACAGAATGATATGCAAGGTCAACTCATTGCAAACAAGAGATTAGATTTTGAACTAGCGAGACTCAAGAATTGTGGCGAATTGAAAAAGAACGGCATATTTTTCCACCCCAAATCACCATACTATTCTGTATGTGCTGACGTAGTAGTTACAAATCCTGGCGGTCAATTACTTCCTCATACACATGAGATGCCTAAACCAAACTGGGATGAAAAACCAAATGGAACTGCTGAAGATCTAGGAACATTTGAAATACCCTAATGTTTAGACCACCCTATTGGTCTCATGATAATATTAAGCTCTCAGATAATATAATAAACAAATTAAAATCCAGACTGTCGAACATAGAATTGATTGACAATCATAAAAGTTCTTACTGGATGAATCAAGAGTATGCAGATCAGAGACCAGATGAATTTCTAAATGAAAGATACGATATTATTGTAGAAGATATCGTAAAGAATGTAGGCGCCTTCAATAAATCAACATACACATATACATACTGGTCACAACTATATGATCAAGGTAACAATATAGGAGAACATAATCATGTTCCCTCAGATATATCTTGGGTTCACTTTGTAGATGTGCCAGAACAAAAGTGTTTTCGTTTTACTGACACCCAAGGCAATACGTTAGTTCCTGATGGTCAGAGTAGTGGTGATATAATTTGTTTCCCTTCATGGTTATGGCATGAGACCATACCGACCAATGAACAAAGGTTGATTGTTTCTGGTAATATAACCTTTACTTACTAGACTTCTTCAAGTCCTTTATCATATTCTTTCTATCACCAAACCTTAGTTCTGGTAATCCTTTTTCTTTTCTATACTTATTAGTTTTTAATTCGGACATGGAGAGTTTAGCCTCTTTCTTACCGAATTTTTTTTGTATTGCCTTGATTGTTTTTTGAACAATAGGTTTAATTATTCTTAGTAAGAGAGGTGTTGCAGCTGCACCAGCAGTTGCAATTACAGCAATAGCGACGGTAGTGGTTGCCTGAGGCACGGAAGGCAAAAATTTCTCTGCAACTGTAGTGGGTTCATACAACGTCTCACATATTTTCTCTTTAGGATTATTTGGATCAGTTATTAACTGGTGTCCAGTCACCCTCTCATCTCCTGACTGAGTTACATCACCCACTCTAAGTTGATTGGGACCAGGGCAGTCAGGATCTTTATATTCTTTTGGAGTATTTGGTCGCTCAGTATTGGCCTCTGGTGGTGGGGGTGGATCACCTGTATCGACACCACCTGTAACTTCTTCTGGTTCGCCGTATACTGTAGTCCATGTCAATTCATTCGCCTGATAATCAGGTGGTTCGTAGTATGGCATACCACTATCACATAATACTACGTTACCCTTGGGGTCATCATTGACTAAATTTTTATTCCTAGATGGATCTTTCTTAGCGTTCTCTTTGTTTACCTTGACACAACCTGGCATATCTACGATAGGCGTACCTATGTTCACAGTTACAGGTGGTGAAAAAGGAATTGACTGTGGAGGGGTTGCCATCCAAGGTCTGTTTATATTTGCAATATTAATTGTACCAGTATCTATGGGCTGGATAAATCTCAGTCCAGTCCCATTAACATAGATCTGTGGAATATTATTTGTTGGCATCAGGGGTCACCAATTTCAAACCCTTGACTGGTCCAGATTGAGTAGGCCATGCTTCCTTCAAAGCAGACCGAACCTCCTCTCTAACTACCTTTCTAATTTCTTCTAACCGTGTTTCCTGTCTTTTCGCAGGACCACCCATCTGTTGATCAATAATTTGACCGCCACCCACCACGGCACCAGTTCCTACAACTGCTGCTGCGGTTCCATAGGTGGCAATTTTTTGTAAGTCCATCAGTCGTCATCTTTAATTGTACCGTTCTCGTTCCAAGCGTCGAGAAAGGCTCTACGTTGTTCCCATGTTTGTCCACTAGTGGAACCCTTACATGGGTTGATGCAGTCTTCAAAGTCTTGAATATTGCATACTAACCCTGCAAGATCATGAGGATCACCTTCTTTGCCTGTTGACCAATATAATTGTTCGTCTATCCATTTAGCTTCGCACCTTGGGCATGTTCTGATGTTCATAATTTACTCACAAATGTACTGTTTTTCAAGCATAAGTTTATAGAAATTAGATTTTAATTCCTGTAAACGTTCTTGTTCGTTTGGATCGATACTGTTTCCAGGCCATTTCTCCAAATGAAAACATAATGAGGTGTAGACTTGTTTAACAGAAGTATAGTTCATGTTAAAGTCAAACCAGAGTTCGTTGTCTTCGTCCATCAAGGTTCCTCCTTGCGTGACTATGAGCAACTATTTAGTATCAAGGAGATACTAAAAAGATATTGGTGGCATAGAAGGAGATTCTGGAGCAGACGCATCAGGCACTGGTGTCGATGGTGATGGTAGTCCTAAGCCTGCAGCACCACTCAATGCTCCAACACCACTAAGTCCGCCTGGTAAGACAGATTCCATCACTTTAGATTTGACGTTTTCGAGAATAGCATCCTTGTTAAGATATAGATAACCAGCAGTACCCACAACGGTGAGAGATACAATACCACTTGCGATAGCGATTCCATTTACGATTTTTTGTAACATTTTATTTTTGATCAGGGACAATTTTTACAGGAGCTTGTTCGATACGAACTACCTGTGCAGGGGCAGTCTGAGATGCTTTTTCAATAAGAATCTCCATATCTTTTTTAGATATGTTTGCACCACCACTAGATCCACTATTCTTACTCTTTCCAGCTTGAACGCCAAAAGTCGCCAGCACGCCCGTGAAGACCGATGCTATGAAAGTTGGATCAAGATCTTGTTTAGGTATTTTAAGAGCTGGTGGTAACTCTACATATGCGAGAGTCAAGATCGCACCACTCCAAACCAAGATGCCTAGACGTACAAAGGTTGACAGAATAGCCATCTGTTCTTCTTTGTCTTCCGATGCTTCTTTTAATTTACCTAGTAAACCTTTTGGTTTATCCTCTTTGGGAGGAGTCTTCGCTGCTTCTGCCATTGGATAATAATTTAAGGCTTATTATATATAAGGATATTTTGTCCTAATTTCTTCGACTTTCGCGTCATACTCTGCCTGTGTCACTTCACCTCTTTGCACTTTGAAATACATTGGGTCTGCAAACTGACGGAACTCTTGTTCACGCATGTACTTGTGGTAAGCGTTCTGTTTTTCTTTGTCTGTTATGACTGCTGCAGCATCTACTAACGCTTGATCTATTTCAAACGGTGTAGTGTCACTGATATCCCTATCAAATATACCAATATCATCTTGAATCAGTAAATTTTTATCTGGATATGCTGCATGGATTGCTTCGTGATTGTAAGTTGCCATTAGGGTTTTACCTCCATTACGTTAATGTGACTACCACTTACTCTGTAACTAGAGTAATTAAAACCACCATCGTCTCTGTTGATATAGTAAGTCCAAGTACCAGTAATCTGACCACCACTTACTATTGGCCAATAGGTTACTGCATTTGTAGTGCCAGGAGTATCAACATAATCATAGACAACATTCTGAATTTTGTAACTCTGTTCCCAGTAGTTAGATAACATGGATGCCTTCCTATTATCTCCTGAGCCTGGATAGTTTAGATCAGTTGTAGAACCACCAGAAATAGATCTTCTTATTCCATATACGATATTGTAGTGATTTATATTTTGAGGTTCACCACACATGTACACAGTAATATGAATCTTACTATCTGCTGATGTGGGAGTAATAGTTACACTGAAAGGAGCAGTTACGAAGTTACCACCACTTGCTTGGAAAGTAGTTCTTGTGGTGTACAGAGTGGACTTAAAGTTTGGTCTACTATCTAGATTAGTGATAGCAGAGCCTGGTATATTAGAAAGACCCGCTCCAGATCCATTGAACTGGGTAGCGTATAACTGACCTGTACTAGAGTTGAAATATAAATTAGATCCAGTCTTCAATGACTGTGTACCTATTCCTGAGTTAGCAAATGTAGGAAAACAAGTGGTGTCTGAGGATTCATCACTTAAGAGAACAGCAGATGCTACATTTGCAGTGGTAGCTTGAGTGGCACTCGTAGCATTACCACTAAATGAACTAGCAGTTATGATACCAGTTGCGTTAATATTAGTTGGTTTTAGAGTTCCCTGTACTGCATCAAACAGTAAGTTAGTTCCTGTTTTGGCAGCCTGATAACCTGAGGCAGCATTAGTATACAACACACTACATGTTGTATCTGAAGATTCATCAACAACTGCAATGTTATTTGCTCTGGTCGCCGTAGTTGCAGTTCCAGAACTAGTGGCAGTGTCTGCATTTCCGATCAGAGGTCCACTAAATGCTGTCGCAGTTACGACACCAGTTGCAACCATACCAGATCTTGCGGTAATCAAACCAACAGAATCGATATTAGTTACATCTTCGTATGTTAATGTTCCACCAATACTTACGTCACCACTGACATTCAATGAAGTTAGAGTGCCTAGTGATGTAATATTTGGTTGTGCTGCGGTGATTACATTTCCAATCAATCCACCATGAACATCAGTGATGTAAGCAGATGATACACCAGTTATAACTGTGTTGCCATCACCTGTAATATTTCCATTCGGTTTGATATCCCCAGCAAATGTAGAGACACCAGAAATTTCTAATTGATCGTATTGAGGGACAGAAGTTATTGTAACAATACCAGCAGATAAAGGTGATACTGTTGCACCATATCCAAAGTTTAGTGTAGCAGCGATACCAATATTAGTATTGTTATCTTTGACGAAGATACCAGCAGATGCAGCAACAACTCCAGTGAGTTGAGATCCATCACCCTTGAATGTTCCACTAGCAAGACCAACAACAATATCAGGTGATCCAGTCAGTCCTTGAGAGTTGACTGCAAGAGTGGCGATACCAGCAGTGGTTGCATAACCAGATACAGTAGATACACCAGCGACTTGAGAATAGACTGACCTCTGAGAGTTTGTAGAAAGACCCGCTACGAAAGCATAGTTCCCAAGTCCAGCAGTCTGAGCATACGCTGCAGCCCCAGTAAGATCACCTATAACATTGGTGCAAGCAATACTGACTGCAACTATATCCCTTGCTAAGAGATCTGGTTGACCAGTCACAGCATATGCAACGGCAGCATTAACAGATGTAGATGCAGTACCAGTGAGATCACCTGTAACGTTACCAGTTACACTTCCTATCAACCCACCACTAAAAGCAGTCGCTACAACAACCTCTGGTAAACGATCGGGTGAAAGTAAACCAGAGGTTAAGTTAGTTGCATCTTGATAGAAAGAAGGTATCTGACCACCAAACTTATTAGAGTCACTAGAGATACCAGAAGTCTTAGCAAAGCTTACCAAATTAGTCGCATCACCAAATACCGAGTATATCTCGCTAAAGTTTGCGTTTACCTTTACTGCTCCTTGTCGCAGGGTGTCGCCTGTTCCGTCATTACTGGCAGAACCTACACCAATTTGTTGCTTAGCCATTCTTTACAGGACTACTTTTATATTATTTAGTCTACAGTTTGAATCCGCTGAACTGGTTCTTCTTGATATCTTGTTTGATACCACCAACCACATAGGATTCGACCTCTGTTTCCTGTGGTGCAACCTGTAATCCCTTAGATGAGATCCAGTGTTGTGTCCAAGGCAATGGATTGTTTCTTAATGGTTGATCGTAGATAGGATCAAACCCAAGAGCTTTCATTCTCTTGTTAGCAATCCACTCAACATATTGATTGAGTAGTTTGTCATTCAAACCAATCATAGAACCACCACTGAACAGATACTCTGCCCATTCCTTCTCTTCTTCAACGGCATTTTTGAACATGCCTATTACATTGTTTCTTTCTTCATCAGCGATCTGTTTCATCTCTGGATCATCGCCATTCATCCAGTTCTTTAATATGTTTTGCGTGAGGACGAGGTGTTGGTTTTCATCTCTTGAGATAAGGCTAATGATTTTTGCCGATCCTTCCATAAGCTTAAGCTCTCCAAAAGCAAACGAGCACGCGAAGGAGACATAGAACCTAATTCCTTCCAAGATATTGACATTTGCGACTGCTCTATAGAGTTTTCTTTTGAGTTCATGAATTGTCCACTGTGATGAAGGTGAATCTTTCCAGTCTTTTTCCCACATACGTCCCTGCCCATACTCTTGGGCATCATTAATAAAGTCGTCGTAGGATGCTGTTACAGAGTTTGCTCTCTTTAAAATCTTTTCATCATCTAGAATCGTGTCAAAGACTTCCGCTGGATTAGGATACACGTTCTTGATAATATATGTATAGGATCTAGAATGTATCATCTCCATAAATTGCCACACATTCATAGCTCCTTCCAGTTCAGGCAATGCACAATAGGGTGCGAAAGCCATTCCAGGACCACGACCTTGTACAGAATCTAAAAGAATTTGGTATTTTAGATTGGAAGTAAAGATATGTTTCTGCTCAGGTCTTAGAGACTGGTAATCAGACCTATCTTTCTGCAACGAAACTTCTTCTGGTCTCCAGAAATATCCAAGCATCTGAGTAGTAAGTCTATCAAATACAGGATACTTGTACTCATCGTATCTTTGGACACCTAATGGTGCTCCAAAGAACATAGGTTGTGTCTTTGTGTCTACATGCTGTTTGTTAAAAACAGTCATTCTCTCTACTTTTTTAGATGGTGCAGCTGTCACACTCTTGCTCCTCTGATAGTTCGGTGAATAGTTTTTCTAATTGGGGTTTCACTTCTTCTACATCATCAAGGTCGTCACTCTTCATATCATATGTGTTCTGATAGTATGAGGTCTTCCAACCATACTTGTATGTGGCTAAAAGATCCTGTGCCATAACAGAAATAGGCACTTCATTGTCGGGATATTGAGTTGGATTATAACTCCAGTTCCCACTAATGGCCTGATCAAAGAACTTTTGCATTACTGCAACTACTTTGATATATCCATCATTACCTTGCATCTCCCAGAGGAGTGTATAATTATTTTTCAAATGTCCATAAGACGGAACCACTTGCTTAAGAGGTCCTTTCTTTGATTTTTTAATGGACAGGTAATCTCTAGGTGGTTCGATTCCGTTTGTTGCATTTGACACAACGGAACTACTCTCTGATGGCATCTGTGCGGACAGTGTTGAGTGCCTGAGACCGTGTTCCAAGATAGATGCTCTAAGAGATTCCCAATCATGTGTTAAACCTACCTGTGTAATTTCATCTACGTCGCTCTTATATGTATCGATTGGAAGAATTCCATCAGAGTATTTTGTAGATGTGTAATCAGCACAAGGACCTTTCTCTTTTGCAAGTTGATTAGATGATCTCAACAGATAGTATTGGAATGATTCAGTAAGTTTATGTACCGCATCCCACGCCTCCTGTGAGTCGTATTTCCACCCATGCTTAGCAAGATAATGTGCGAGACCAATGAACCCCACTCCAAGGGATCTACGACCCAATGTGGCGATCTCTGCTGCTCTCACAGGATAGTCTTGATAGTCAATCAACTCTTCTAGAGACCTCACAGAAAGGTCACAGAGGTCTTCCAACTCATCTAATCTATTAATCTTACCTACGTTGATTGCAGATAGGATACAGAGGGCAATCTCACCGTCTATAGAATCAATATGTTGTATTGGTTCTGTAGGTAGAGTGATCTCTTGACATAGGTTAGACATACTTACCTTGTCCTTGAAGGATGAGTGTTCGTTACAGTGGTCAATATTCATAATATAGATACGACCTGTCTCTGCCCTCTCCTTAAGGAGGTTCATGATTAGTTCTTGAGCTCTGATTGTTCGCTTGGGGATTGATTCATCCAGTTCGTAACGGCAATATAACTCATCAAAGTCAGGGGTCCCAAAACTCTCAAACAAGTTAGGACAACTATGGGGAGAAAAAAGCGTGATTTCCTTATCTTCGATAAACCTTTCATAGAAGAGTTTTGAGATTTGGATTGAGTAGTCGAGTTTTCTGACACGGTTATCTTCGGTTCCTTTGTTATTTTTGAGAACTAAAATGTCCTCTATTTCTTGGTGCCAGATTGGAAAGTGGACCGTAGCTGATCCACCTCTGATGCCATTTTGAGTGCAGCATCTGACAGTCGATTCAAATTTTTTGAGAAACGGAACAACGCCAGTGTGCTGTACTTCTCCGCCTCTGATTTTACTGTTGATCCCACGGATGCGGCCTGCGTTGATACCAATACCAGCCCTTTGAGCGACATAGCGACCGATGGCCATATCAGAACTAAAAATACTATCCAAGGTGTCGTCAACATCAACCAGAACACAAGACGCAAATTGCCGTATAGGTGTTCGGACACCGCCCATGATTGGGGTCGGTATGTTGATTTTGTGTCGGGAAATGGCATTGTAGTAACGTGTAACGTAATCTATTCTATTTTCTGGCGGATACTCCGCAAAGATAGTCATTGCAATAAGCAAGTACATGAACTGAGGAGTCTCATAAAGAGCACCAGTGCTTCTGTCCTGTACCAAATACTTATCAACAACTTGTCTAAGACCAGCGTAGGTGAACAAGTAGTCACGTTCGTGGTCAATAATTTTATCTAGGTCTTCAATCTCCGATTCGGTATATTTATTGAGTATATCACCATCGTAGATACCTTTATCTACTCCTCTCTTGATCTGATCAAGTAGTGTTGGGAGTTCATGTATTCTACCGTATAAGTTTTTACGGAGACCAAAGAGAAGAAGTCTGGCGGCAACGTATTGGTAGTTTGGTGCATCTAAATCTATGAGATCACTTGCCGACTTGACAAGGATTCCTTGGATTTCAGCAGTGGTCATACCATCATAAAATTGGATTCCAGATTGGATTTCAACTTGACTTGCAGATACCCCTGCAAGACCATCACAAGCTAGTTCAACCATCTTGTGCATCTTCTCTAAGTCAAGAGGTTCAATATGTCCTGCTCTCTTGACTACTTTAATACCATTGCTCATACTCGTTTCCAGTCTTGTAATTTTAATTTGGCTTCTAGACCTTGGTAGATATTTGAGTCTACCACTCTTTGCACTTTCTGTCCACTAAGATACATGTCGTTTATGTCCTTTTCAAGAATATTCTTAGGAAAGATCACGACCCTATCGCCCCTATCAATAGTGGCGGCAAGTCTTTCAACTATTTGTCTGTTCCGTGGTTCGTTGTCATATATCCACACAGGGTTAGTGATTCCCCACTTGGAGACATCACCATCCGCTCCACACATTGCGATAGAATTAGAAATGAATGTGGAGTCAAATGGTCCTTCCGTAACGTAAACAGTTTTTCCAGTATTGATATCGTCGAGACCATAAATCTTCGGAGCATCCTCCTCCAACATGATCGTGATGTATTTGATCTTGGATCTAGGGACTAGCGACCTCCCTTGGTATCCTACAAGTGTACCTTTGTACCTAAGCGGAATGATGATTCTTGGTTCATCATTGTTGACATCATCAAACGTGTGCTTTTGTGCATTAGTCCACTCTTTAAAGTTTCTACAATAGTACAAATTTTCTAGCGTTTTGCCAGCAATCTGTCTACTCTGTTCTAGATATATTCGAGCGGGGTGTGATTTATTTAGACTGGCGATATTTTCTAAATCTATCTTAAATTTGTCTTTGATAAATACAGGTTTTGGTAGTTCAAATTTAGGTACAGGAGTGTTAGAACCCAGTCCCACAGTACCTTTTTTGTACCTCTCCATGATATACTGCTTGTGCAGTATGGTATCCTGATCCTTAAGAAAATTAGTAAGTGTTTTAGAAACGCCACAGTTGTGACACTTGAAATTATAATCGTTCTTTATAGGATATAGAAATCCCCTTGCTTTATTCTTATACTTACTAGAGTCCCCACAATAAGGGCATCTAAAATTGTATAATCCTCTACTCTTCTTTGAAAACTTTTGGAGTCTAGATGATACCAGACTGATGTATTTGCTGTCTACTAGATCCAAGATCGTCTGCTCTACGTTCTTCTAGTATAACAGATGTCTGTGGTGTTGACAACCCCTTGATGATTCTCTGACCCACAGGAGAGACTAGGAAGGAGACAACCGCAATACCACCAGCGATACTCCACATCTTCCTTTCTAGCGTTCTGAGACGCTTATCGATCAATCTTATATCTCTTTCACATCCTTCTTTAATTTCTTTCGATCTCTGTTCGACACACTCATGAAGTTTCTCTACTTTCTCAAATAGAACTGCATCGATACGATCTTGTTTATCTAATTTCTCATTATGGACTGCTAGAAGTTGACCCATCTTGACTGAGTTTTCTTGAAGGGTATCTACAACTTTTTCTAATCTTTCCAATATGGCAGAATTAACGTCCATCTTTCTTTCTTTTCTGAGTTTGCTTAGCAGCGGTGTACCATCTTCTAATCATACCACCAAAAGGCAAGTCATACCCAGCAACAGGACCTTTAGAATCTGCAGCAGAGGTGAAACCACCTGTACCGACAGCCATCATTTCTTTAAGTTCCTTGTAGGTCTTCATAGTTCTTTGAGACACTTTAAACAATTATCATCCATCGGCACATCATGGAGTGTCGATTTAGGATACTCAGGAAATCTACCTAAGTATACAACAAAAGTTTTAACAACAGGCCAAAGATCCTTATCTATCTTAAAAAATAGAAGAGGTGTGGCGGCCTCACCAAAAACATTATAAAGGATTATAAAGTGGTTAATAAGTAAATGGGCTTTCAAAACGCCAGTTGTTTTGTAGCGTTTCAAAAGCCTCTTTACCCATTTGAATCTTTTCAGATCCTCTTCAAAATCTTCTTTAGTGACTGCGTGAGGGTTTTCGTAATTCTTAATTGCAAAGATTACATAGTTATTTTCATTCAGTTCAGAAAACTTCATCAATCATTTTATTCTGTATTATGTAGGTTGCTATGAGGTAGCTGTAATAGTACCAGCAGCAGTTCCAATTGAAGCAACGTTAGTAATTGTGGATGCGGTATTAGTACCAGCGTCCTTAATTGTTCCACCGTTAAGTGCGGTTGCGTTTGCTCCTATTGATAGTTCATCATCAGCGGCAATAACACCACCACCGCCAGCAGCGATTGTGAGTGAGAATACTAATTCATTACTGCCTGTGCCTGAGGCATATGACAATGTGTGATTAGCTCTTGAGTCATTGACTACTGTGAGTTGTGGTGTGCCTGTTACATCAACTGCTTCGTTGAATCTTACTCTTACCTGTAGAGTTCCACCATCTGATACGTCAAATGCTGTTGTGATGAACTCAATCTCGGTAATGTCTGCAGCACCGATACTTGTAGCGAGTTCTCCGATTGCAACCAGAATCTCTGGATCTGCGTTAGGATTATCGTTACCTGTTAATGCACCATTTTCCAACACCCAACCAGACTTTGTAGCAAAACATTGCTTCTTCTGTTCATCGGTCAGAAACTTAGGCTTTGACTCGTCCGAGTCGGTTGCTCCCCAAAGAGGCATGGGCTTTTCTCCAATTTAAGACTATTTTCTAGTTTTATTTATTCAATAGCGCTTTTTCCAAAGCTTCAACTAACTGGTCGTCTACTTTGTTACCTGATTTGGCTGCTGCCTTCTTAAGTAGTCCAATAACAAACTCCTTAAGTTTATCTTCTAGATCTTCTGGGATCTTGTCTACTGCTGCATCAATGATTTTGATGGCGAATGGGAGTAAAAATTTAGTCATAATTAAACTTACATATATCTTCTCTATATATACAAGAAATTTACAAGAAACTTTCAAACATTTTTTGTCGGAACTGCGGAGTCCAATCTATTACATATTTCCAATCATATTTTTCTGGATTTATACCATTTAATACCTCTCTTGCACCCTCCTGAGCCCTGTTCCAGAAAGGAGTATTGTAGTTGGAACCATTGTAGTAGTGTAAGTTTATAAACTTTATAACCTCATCCATGACAGTCGTATACTTTTCATGGTCATAGTGTTTATTTTCTATAGAATCAATAATTAACCCATTAATTAACCCATAACAACCTAATGATGTGGCCTGTATGGGTTCTAGAAACAAGGCACGGTTGCCATTGACAAATATATTACCATCTTCATTTACTATACTCTTGGCATAGTAGTTCTTAAACTTAAACTGCCTACAATCTTCACTAAAATACTCTATTTGGTACTCCCCTAAAAGGTTTACAAGATTAGATTGTGCTTCTAGTTCCGAAGTAACCTCAGAGTTCCACAAGTAACCCCAAGCAGTTCTCTCCTGTAAGGGTATACCAAACATCCACCCATGTTCATGAGCGATGTGATATGTATACTCCCAATCTCCAGGCGTGTATGACTTTACAACTATACCAGAATCAAGATAAACTTTGTCACTAATAATATAATCGGAGTAATCCTCTGGATATCCTCTACAATCAATCACATAATCATATATTTGACCATCAATAGATACTTTCTTACCTAAAGACTTTATTTCTTTTACTGTTTTAAGTTTTTCCGAGAAGTTCTGATACATCTTATTCAGTCTAGGTAGGATAAACCTAGGCAATTTTGTAGTATCAAACTGTATTCCGTATGCTCCAGAAGCAAAAGGAATGAAAGGATCGCCATTCCAATTCTTAAATTGAACTCCAAACTTTATAGTAGAACCTAGTTCAGCTGCATCAAAATGATGCACATAGTCCACACCACAACTCAAGGCATGTGGAAATGAAACCAGAGAAGACTCACCAACTTCTATAGGATTGATGACTCTACTATGGATTAGATCTACCTTAATAAACTTTGGCAGTGACTCTAAGAGGGAGACAGCACAATACAGACCAGCTGTACCAGCACCAACTATGGCTACTTTCATTATCCTCCATATTTTCTAAGTTTTTTTCTGTCTTCGTATTTTTCTATCATAATAAGTTTTTGTTCATCAGTGCAATCACAATTTTGTATGTTATATTTAAGTCTTTGTGTGCTTAAATGATCACTAATCTTTTCAGGCACAGACGTAATAAAGATTGATGCTAGTGCAATTCCCGAACCAATTTTATAAATTGGAAAGTCTTTGTA